TAAAAGCAGATATAGAAAAATTAAAAGACTCTACAAGAGATATTAAATTCGGAAATGGGAATGGAGCACATTAATGACAACTAAATTTGTAATAGCACTTTGTTTATTTTTAAATGGTCAATTGGTAGAACATCGTATCCAGCAGTCGATGGGGACTTGCCTTAAGATGAAAAGAGAAGCTCAAAGAAACATGGATATGACAAACAAACAATTAATGTGTGGAGAAGTAGAAGCTTATATTTCAAAAAACATTGATGGTAGTGAAACAATCGAGAAAATTGTTATCGAAAGCAAATAATTTAAAAATCTAAGTAGACATATTAATTATATCTGATAAATAAACATCATGAAATCAAGTTTTCATGATTTTATTGGTGTATTTGAAGATACTGCATCAAAAGAAGATTGTCAAAAAATTATAGATCATTTTGAAAACGTAAACGATTTAAATCTAACTGTTAATAGAAAAGATTTAGAAGATCAAAAATCAATACTTAAAAATAACAAATTATATTTAATGATTAATGAACAAGATTCTTTATTGATGAGAATTAATCAAGGAATATTGAAAGGTTTTGTAGATAATTTATCAAGTGCTTATGATGTTTATAGAAAAAAATATGATGTTATGGAAAGTTTAGATTTACATAAACTAAATGTAGATGTGAAAATACAAAAAACAAGTCCAGGAGAAGGTTATCATATTTGGCATTGTGAAAATGCAAGTGTAGCCACCTCAAGAAGATTACTATTAATTATGATGTATCTTAATGATGTAGAAGAAGGTGGTGAAACAGAATTTTTATATCAAAGTTTAAGAGTAAAACCTAAAGCTGGAACTTTAGTAATTTGCCCTGCATACTTTACGCATTTTCATAGAGGTAACCCTCCTTTAGAAGGAGATAAATATATGATCAATGGTTGGGTAGAGTTTGTTAATTAATGGAACATAAAATATTTAAAGGTGTTTTAGAAAAAGAACAATTTGAAAATATAAGAAATTTCTTTTTTAACCCTAAAACTCCTTGGTACTATCAATCAAAAATGTTAGTTAAATCACAAAATGACGATAGAGGTTTTTTTAGTCATGTTTTATTTCATGAAAATAAAATATATTCAGAAGGGTATTCACTTTTTGAACCGTTAATTAATAAATTGAATATTTTATCATTAATAAATTTAAGGGCTAATTTAAACATAAAATCTGACAATAGATACATGTCTGAGTTTCATACTGACTATGTTTACAAAGATGGTCTAACTGCTATATACTATTTAAACAAATGCAACGGATTTACAGAATTTGATAATGATGAAAAAACCAAAGTATATTCTGAACCAAATAAAATTGTAGTATTTGATTCTGGTATGAAGCATAGAATGGTAAGTCAAACAGATGAAAACAGAAGGTTAGTAGTAAATATTAATTATTTTCCAAAATGAATCTTTCAAGAAACTTTACTTTATTAGAACTCACTAAATCGGACACAGCGGTACGTAAAGGTATTGATAACAACCCTAATTCAGATCAAATAGAGAAATTAAAATTATTATGTGAAAATATTTTGCAGCCAGTACGTGATCACTTTGGCAGGGTTAAGGTGACTAGTGGATTTCGTAGCAGTGAGTTGTGTGCAGCAATAGGAAGTTCCGTGAATTCACAGCATGCTAAAGCCGAGGCAGCAGATTTTGAATGTGTTGGAATAGACAACGCTGAACTTTTTGATTGGATAAAAAATAACCTTGAACCAGATCAGCTCATCCTCGAGTTCTATACTCCAGGAGAGCCTAATTCGGGATGGATCCATTGTAGTTGGATACCTGAAGGTAGACGTGCATCATTTCTACATGCTTACAAATCAGAGGGAAAAACAAAATATAAACCTATATTAGGTTCAGCTAGGGATATAGTATAATGGCCATAGGTAGATCACAAATGTCAAAACAAGTTGAGGGCAAACTTCGTGGAGCGAGAGACGAAAAGAAAAAAAAGAAAAGAGTAGAAGTAGCTATCAAACGTAAGAAAAATCCTTTGTCTAGGACTTTCACTGCTTAATTAAAAATGTTATAATCTTGCATGACTAAATTATGTGCAAGAGGCAAAGCCGCAGCCAAAAGAAAATTTTCAGTTTATCCCAGCGCATATGCGAACGCCTATGCTAGCAAAATTTGTGCTGGAAAAATAAAAGATCCATCAGGCATGAAAAGAAAAGATTGGGGACCGAAAAAAGCCAAAAATGGTTTATCAGTTGATACTAAAGGTGGCTTGAATATGGAAGAAGTCAGAAAAATTACTGAAAAACTAAAATCATTAAAAAAATCAATTACTCCAAAAAAGAAACCAAGATTTCAAAAAGAAAGTGATTTACCTAGATCGATGAGAATAGATACAACTACATCAATTACAGGTACTTCAAAAAGACCACGGGACTCTAGTAAAACATTTAATAATGGTGGCGAGGTTCGTGGATCTGGAGCAGCGGTAAGAGGTACAGGATTCAAAGGAGTATTCTAATGAGTCTTAAAAAATGGTTTAACGAAAAATGGGTGGACATAGGTTCACCTAAAAAAGGTGGAGGATATAAAGAATGTGGAAGAAAATCTGCAAGTGGATCAAAAAGAAAGTACCCCAAATGCGTGCCTGCTGCAAAAGCAGCCCGAATGACAGAATCAGAAAAGCGTTCTGCTGTTGCAAGGAAAAGACAAGCCGGTAACCCAGGAGGCAAACCAACAAACGTTAGTACCTTTACCAAGAAGTATTATGGTGGTATGATAGAAATCTAAGGAGAACAATATGCTAAAAGGTAATCAAAAAAAATTAGATAAAAATAAAAATGGTAGAATCGATGGGGAAGATTTTAAGATGATGAAAAAACCTGGAGGAGCTGCTTTAGGTGCTTTAGCTTTAGGTGCCGTAGGTGCTTTAGGTGCTAAAAAATTATTTGGAAAAAGAAAAGCAATCGCAAAACCAAAGGATGATTCCAAAAGTTTAATTCCAATGGAAAAATTGGAAGGTAAAGATCAAAAAAAGACTCAACAACAAATGGCTAGTAAAGGTAAAATGATTAAAGGTTATGGAGCAGCTAGAACATCTGGAATGGGTCTACAAGATGAACAATTAGTACCAGGAAAGTCTTTGGATTATTACAAAGATATAATGTAATGAATTATGGCAACGTCAGGAACTACAACATTCGATTTAAATATCGATGATATTATTGAGGAAGCATACGAAAGATGTGGTATGCGAACTAATAGTGGTAATGACTTAAAATCAGCTAGAAGAAGTTTAAATCTATTATTTTCAGAGTGGGGCAATAGAGGAATTCATCTTTGGAAAGTTGAATTAAATCAAGTTGCACTTGTTGCAGGTACATCGACTTACACTGTTGCATCTAATGTAAATGATGTCTTAGAAGCTTATATTTCAACAACAGCAACTGCATCAAATAATGCTAACACACAAGATGTTGCGTTAACTAAAATAGATAGATCTGCTTACTCAGCTTTACCCAATAAATATCAAACAGGACAACCTTCACAATATTATGTAGATAGACAAACTACACCACAAATAAGTTTATATTTAACACCTGACGCATCTACTTACACACATTTAAAATTTTATACAATAAACAGAATTGAAGATGCAGGAGACTTTACAAAAACTGCAGATGTAGCTTATAGATTTTTACCTTGTATGTGCGCAGGTCTTGCATATTATTTATCTCAAAAAAGAGCACCAGATAGAATTCAATTATTAAAAACTTTGTATGAAGATGAATTATTAAGAGCACTTAATGAAGATGGGTCTAGAACATCAGTTTATATTTCACCTACATCTTATTTTGGAGGTGGTATCTAATGTCGTATGCAAGTGGAAAAAGATCACAAGCAATTTCTGATAGATCAGGTCAAGCATTTCCTTATAAGGAAATGGTTAAAGAATGGAATGGTTCATTAGTACATATATCAGAATTTGAACCAAAACATCCACAATTAGATCCACCTTATCATAAAGCTGATGCTATAGCTTTGAGAAATACAAGATCACAAAAATTTCAACAACCTACAACTGTTGCAACTAATGATACAACTTTAGCTGATTCTGGTGGTATTACAGTTGGTGTCGCAAACTTAACTCTACCGGGACAGTTTGGTTTTTTAAATCAAGGGACATCATCGATGATTCCTGCTGACCCATCATTACAAAATAGAAGAAGACAAATATCTATGCAAATTAATTCAGTTACAGTGAGTATTTCATAATGGCAATATCATATTCAGATTTTTTAACACAAGTAAGAAATTATACTGAAGTAGATTCAAATGTATTATCAGATACTTTAATTGATCAGTTTATCCGTAACACAGAATTAGAAATATCGGGTAAAGTTGATTATGATGATACAAGAAAATATGCAACTTCATCTTTTACAGCACTTAATAGATATTTAATAACACCTGCAGATTTTTTGGTTATAAGATCATTACAAGTTTTCGCTGATAATACAATAACAAGTGCTAGAGAATTTATGGAAAAAAGAGATACAAGTTTTATTAGTGAGTATAATTCTAGTAATGCAACAGGTAAACCAAAATATTATGCAAATTGGGAAGATAATTCTATTGTAGTAGCACCAACACCTGACATAGCTTACGGTGTTCAATTAAATTATATAGTAACACCACCTCATTTTAATAGCAGCACAAATACTTATCTTTCTCAATATCAAGAATCAATGTTATTACACGGTGTTCTTACGGAAGCTTTCTCTTATCTAAAGGGACCTATGGATATGTACAATTTGTATAAAACAAAGTATAATGAAGAAATACAGGCTTTTGCTATCCAGCAAATGGGTAGAAGAAGACGAGCAGAATTTGATGATGGTGTCCCAAGATTGAAAGTAGATTCACCATCACCATAAAATTTATAAGGAGAAAATAAAATGGCTATAACAACAAACGCAATTTGTAATTCATTTAAAAAGGAATTACTTCAAGGAAAACATGACTTTGATACATCATCTGATACATACAAATTAGCATTGTATACTAACTCAGCGACTTTAGGTGCTTCAACAGAAAATTATACAACTTCTGATGAGGTAGGTGCATCAGGGCAATACTCAGCAGGTGGAGGAACTTTAGTAAACCAAGGAGTGAAAGTATCTTCAGGAGTTGCTATTACAGATTTTGCAGATTTATCATTTACAGGAGTTACATTAACTGCAAGAGGGGCTTTAATTTATAATACAACAACTGATGGTGGTACAAATACTACTGATGCAGTTTGTGTTTTAGATTTTGGTGGAGATAAAACAGCTACAGCTGGTACATTTACTATTCAGTTTCCTGCATTT